GGGCTACCGTGGCGACCGCGTGATCATCGACGATCCGCACTCGGTGGACGACGCAAACTCGGACGCCAAGCGTCAGTCCGTCACGCAGTTGTTCAAGGAAGCCGTGACCTCGCGCCTCAACAACCCCGACAAGTCCGCCATCGTGGTGGTGATGCAGCGACTGCACGAACTGGACGTGTCTGGCGTCATCTTAGACGCGGGTGGCATGGGGTATGACCACATCATGCTGCCGATGCGGTACGACCCGCTGCGGGCGCAGCCGACGATGCTGGGATATGAAGACCCCCGCGAAGACGATGGCGAGTTGTTGTTCCCTGACCGCTTCCCCATGCATGTGGTGGAGCGCGACGAGGCTGCGATGGGGCCGTATGCAACGGCAGGCCAGTATGCGCAATCACCAGAGCCACGGGGCGGCGGGATCGTGCAGGACGCCTGGTGGCAACTGTGGGATCGGCCAGAGTATCCGCCCATCGAATACATCGTGGCATCGCTGGACACCGCCTACACCTTAAAGGCCGAAAACGACCCGTCGGCGCTGACAATCTGGGGCGTCTTCGGCGGCAGTTCTGATTCGGCGGCCACCAGATCGGTGGACCGATACGGGCGGCAGATGGACATCACCCGCAGCTTTCAGTCGTCGTCGCTTGGACCCGTTCCGAAGGCCATGCTGATGTACGCGTGGCAGGGCAAGCTTGAGGTGCATGACCTGACCGAAAAGGTGGCCGACATATGCAAGCGCATGAAGGTCGATGTGCTGCTGATTGAGAACAAGGCGGCGGGACATTCGGTGGCGCAGGAGATGCGGCGTCTGTTTGGCAATGAGGATTTCAGCGTCCAGATGTATGACCCCAAGACCCTCGACAAGGTGGCACGCCTGTATTCGGTGCAGCACATATTTAGCGAGGGCATGGTCTTCGCACCCGATAAAGACTGGGCCGAGATGGTTATCAGGCAGACATCATCCTTCCCTCGCGGAAAGCATGACGATCTTGTGGATACCGTGAGTATGGCCTTGAAACACTTGCGGGATGTGGGTATGCTTACACGAGCCGCAGAACGAATGGCTGAAATCGAGGGCAGCAAGAATTTCCACGGGAACGGGGACGTGCCGCTCTACAATGTATGATGGAGATATTATGGACGACATCAATAAAATAACCGATATGGCCGAGTCCATGGGGACTATGGCGCTTAAGTATGGCGAGGAAAACAACCTAACGGACAATGAAATGATGAACGCAATGCTTGTTTCCACCGTCATCATGGCTTTTGCCTTGAAGAAGGATGGTGCGGACCTTGCCAATCTTAAGACCAGCTTGGTCGATGCGGTGGCCGAACTGTTTGATCAGACAATGAGGAAGCTAAAATGACCGACGCCATGAGACTGCTTGCCTCTAACATTGCGGACTTCATTATGGCGGAGGGCTTAAATGGAAACTTTGAGACTTCTGACATCGTTGAAGCCGCAACCGTCGGGCTGGCCATAGTAACACTTAGTTTTTCAGTTGAGGGCCATGAGGCGGACACAATCCTTGATGTCATCGGGATGTTTCAGGAGGCGGGTGTTCATATGATTGAAGCAAAGAGGGAGGAAGCCGATGAGTCGGATTCTGTGCAACGCTACAATTGACGGCGACACGGTGACGGTGGTGGGCGCGGGAGATCACAGCGGGGTGACCCGCACCTACGTCATTGAGGGCGAGGACGAGACATCTATGGCGATGGAGGGCATCCGCCGCTTTGTCGAAGAGTTCGATGATGATGTTGACTGGATTACACCAGCCTGATAACTATGAGCTTCAACCATTAACATGAGGTATGAACTATGGCTTTTTTTATGTGGAGACAGAACAATTCTGGCGGTCACTTTGTTGTCGATGACGACCTGACTTGGCGGGTAGTCATTGAATCGGACGATTATGAGCAGGCAGAAATTTACGCACTTGGAATTGGCGTTTATTATGATGGCGTTGACGAGGGCCGTGACTGCCGTTGCTGCGGCGACCGTTGGTATGAGGGCCAAGAGTTGGATTGCGAAGACCAAACGCTGGTCGAACACCTGCAAGAATATGCCGACGATTACGGTTGGGAAAACCCAAGCGTCATCATCCACTACGCTGACGGCACCAAGGGAACCATTACGCGGGCGGTGAAGAACCAAGCCAACGAACCCGTGGAGGCGGTGTTAGAATGAAGAAATACAAACCCACAAACCCAATCAGTTCTGGTGATAGCAGGCTCGTGTCGTGCAGGGTCAGCGAGGACGTGTTTAAGCTTTTGGACGATCTTGCCAAAAAGACCGACACGCCATTTGTGACAACCCTGCGTCGCGTGATTGAGAATGGCATTTACGAGTGACCAGCACCAACCAGCAGATCAAGCGGGTCGCGCTGTCAATTCTGGGTGACATGCCCGCAGATCAGACTGACAGGGACAAAATCGCCGTCGGGCTGCGGTCAGACACAGACAAACTTCTTGAAAATATTGCTGACGCCAGATGGCGCGGTGACGCTGACAAAATCAACGGTATCAAATACCAACTTATGGTCAAGCGGACCATGATCAAAATCCTGTCTCGAAACGGGGTGCGTTGATATTCTTGGCTGCGTCTGCTAATGTGGGCGCAGCCATTACCTTTGAGGGAATACAATGTCAGGCTTAAACCCAAATATCCGTATGCATGATGATGAAGCTGATGCCGCGATTGGCCCAATGGATGTAACCGTTGAGCATGATGACGCGGAGCCTGAAGACATTCCAGAAATTTCCCAAGACGGCGCGATCCTTAAGATCGAACACGGCGACGGCTCAATCACGCTGTCGCTGGATGGTAAGCCACTCAAGGACGCCGACAACGAGAAGACGCCCCCAGAGGGCTGGTTCGACAACCTTGTCAGCGAGATTGACGACGAAGAATTGCAAAACATTGCCGACGACCTTATCCGTGGCGTTGAGGATGACCTTGAGAGCCGCAGCGAGTGGATTGAGGATCGCGCCCAAGGCATCAAGCTGCTGGGCCTCAAGATTGAAATCCCTGGCCTGAATGGTGCGGCTGACGGCGCGCCAATCGAGGGCATGTCAAAGGTCCGCCACCCGCTTCTGCAGGAAGCCGTCCTGCGGTTTCAGGCCAACGCACGATCCGAACTGCTGCCGACCGATGGACCCGTAAAGATTCGGGATGATGCTAACGGCAGCACGCTGCAGCGCGACGAGATCGCCAACGCGCTTGAGAAGGACATGAACCATTATCTGACCAGCACGGCACGCGAATACTACCCAGATACAGACCGCATGCTGCTGATGCTGGGGTTTGGTGGCACGTCGTTCAAGAAGGTCTACTTCTGCCCTCTGCGCAATCGCCCCGTCAGCGAGAGTGTTGACGCCGACAACCTGATCGTCAACAGCGCCGCCACCGACCTGTCCAACGCCAAGCGCGTGACGCACCGCGTCTATATGCGGCCAAGCACGGTCAAGCGCCTGCAGATCATTGGCGTCTATGATGACACCGACCTGTCCACGCCTCAAGAGATTTCGCCCGACGCCGCGCAGGACGCTAAGAGTTCGCAGCAAGGCGTCACCGCCACGTCGTCCAACCCTGAAGACCGCGACCGCGAGATTTACGAGGTCTATTGCGAGTTGGACATCAGCGGGTATGAACACAAGTACAAGGGAAAGGCCAGCGGCCTTGAAATCCCGTACCGCGTGACCATCGACGTGTCGTCGCGCAAAATCCTGTCGATCACCCGCAACTTTGATCAGGACACCGCTGATTTGCCAGAGGCGCGCACCAACTTCGTGAAGTACACGTTTGTGCCAGGCCTCGGCTTCTATGACATCGGCCTGCTGCACATCCTCGGCAACACCACTAACGCCATAACCGCCGCGTGGCGCGAACTTCTTGACGCTGGCATGTATGCAAACTTCCCAGGTTTTCTGGTCAGCGACACGGGATCGCGCCAGAACACCAACATCTTCCGCATCCCGCCTGGCGGGTCGGCGCAGGTCAAGACTGGCGGGCAGCCAATCAATCAGGCCGTCATGCCGCTGCCATACAAGGAGCCGTCAAGCGCCCTGATGTCACTGGTGGAGAACATGTCTCAGACTGGTATGCGTGTTGGCGGCACGTCTGAGGCTCAGGTGGGTGAGGGCCGCGCAGATGCGCCCGTAGGCACCACGCTGGCGATGATTGACCAAGCCACCAAAATTATGAACGCCGTCCACAAGCGGATGCACTCTGCGCAGGCCGAGGAGTTTTCCCTGCTGCTGAAATGCTTCCGTGAGCATCCCGAAAGTTTCTGGCAGCGCAACCGCAAGCCCACCGTCCAGTGGAATGAAGAACTGTTCATGCAGGCGCTAAATGACGTTGAGTTGGTGCCGCAGGCCGACCCAAACACATCCAGCCACGCCCAGCGCGTGATGAAGATCATGGCGTTGAAGCAGTTGCAGGCCGCGAACCCGCAGATGTACGACGAGGAAGCCATTGACAAGGCCGCGTTGCGTGCCATTGGCTGGTCAAACCCTGAGCAGTTCTTGAAGCCGCAAGAGGCCAAGCAGCCGCCGCCTGAGTTCTTGAAGGGCGTTGAGGAGATCAAGATCGCCCACCAGAGGGCTGACGCTGACACCATGCGTGCGCAGGCAGCCATGATTGGCGCACAGTCAAAATCTGGCGCACCGCAGGGTCCGCAGGGGCAACCCATGGACCCATCCAAGATACTGGCCGAGCAGAACAAGGCCAAGCAAATGGATTATGGTATGCAGCGCGACCAGATGAACGACCAGAACCGCGACCTCGACCGCGAGAAGGATTTGCGCGTTGAGCAGATGCGCATGGATCGCGATCAGATGAACGATGCCGTGCGGATGCAGCACGAACGTGATATGCAACAGCGCGACCACGCCGCCGACGCCGTCAAACTTGCCATGCAGCTTCGCAAAAAGGAAAAGTAAATGGACAAAGACAAGGCGATCCGCGCAGCGAAGCTGATAGTCAAGAGCGTGAATAAAAAGCGCGCTGGCTTTGATCGGGGCGGCGTTGAAAACATGAGGCCCATTGGTAATAGCCTTTACCGTGTTGATTCTGATGGCAAGTTAATTTTTCAACGTATGATTAACTCTCAGCCGCAGACAGGCGTAGACGCGCAGACCCCGCCACCAGTTCCTGTGAGCGGTTATTTTGATCCTCCGCTTCCAAAACAGGAGCCATACTTTGGCGAGTCAATGGTTGGTATGGCAGCGCCGTATTTGGAAAATGCGTACAATCTTGCCAGCACCGCCAATACAATGACACCAGACCAAGAGAGTTATATACCAGTTCCAGTGCAGCGTATGAATAACGCCCTTGGCAATTACGGCATGGCCGCATTAAACGCGGCATTATCCATTCCTTATGGGGCCGCTGGTCTGGTTGGGGATGTTGCCAACGCAGTTGGAGTTCCACGCGCTGACGTTCTAACCCGCGACCTTGGCGCAATGCTTGATTCTTCTGGAATTATGCCAGAGGGGCGTATGCTGGCGTCACTTTATAACCCCGTAATGTCTCAGGGTGCTGAGGCAATTGATGCTGCCCAGCGCGCTCAATACAAAAGATTTATGGACGCCAACACACCCTCTCAAAATCTGGAGGCGTTCAGGGGTCGGCAGTTGTATGAGCCAACCCACAACGAAGCCGCCTTGATGCAATACGACCCGATGACCCCAGAGCAGATTGCATACTGGCAAAGCCTTGCGCATTCCGACAAGCTTCTGCAACTAGGCGCGTCAGCGCAGGACGCCGCAGATATTACAGGCATACTTCGCATTCCTCGCGTGTCGATGGAGGGTGACATACTTGGGACGCCCCGTGAGCCTCGCATGGTCACGCCAAAAGAAATGGCTGCCCTACGCCCTGATCGCGCAAATAATTATGGCATCCCCGTCAGAAATGATGTCAGGCCAGATGAAGGTACTAACCTTGCATTTTTTGTTGACACGCCAGGACAGCAAGAGATTTGGGTAAACCCGCTCTCTTCTCCAGAACATCAAGCAATGGCCAGAGATCACGAGATGATCCACACAGACCAGTGGAGGTCGCGTGTACCAAGTGAAGAGCGTGGCACAGCCGTTGAGGTTGCTGCTGATTATCGTCTTAAATCTCTCAACTCCCTTGCTAAGCGCATTAGTGCTGAATCAGACCCTGTGGAAAAATTTCGCCTCAGTGAGCAGTTTAAAAATCTTCGCGGTTTGTCTTCAAACGAGTTGTATAGCAGAAACCCAGGAGAATTGTATGCTAATGCAGTTATCAATAACTTGATGGCTAAACGTCTCACCCCTCTTGAATCGTTAAATCCTTACTTAAATAGAGATAAGGGATTGATGAATCGGGCGCTTGACGCAACAGCGCAAGCCGCACTTGGCGAGACAACTCCGTGGATGTCCTATTTGGAACGAAAAGGTATTAGAGGGTATTCTGATAAAGGCATACATACGGGTGTCCCGCCTGACGTATCCAAGGCTGTCATCGGTATGCCCCCAGTCGCCAAGAACGCTGGCGGTGCTGTTGGCTACTCAACAGGTGGTGCGATGGAACTGGCCCGTGCTGTCGTGGCAAAGGATCGCGCTGGTGGCCAGATCGCCCCGTCCAAATACCTGCCTAACGTTCCTCGCGCCGTCCATGCCGATGGTGGCCGCGAGAATGGTGATGCAGGCGAAAAGGAAAATCTTAAAAATTGGTATGGCCCAAGCACTCCAGAATCTTACCCACATTACAAAGGAAAAATTTGGCATCACATTACCGACGGTGGGCCTCTTAAGTTGCGCAATAACGAGCCTTTGTGGATGTCTGAGGACGCTGACTTTAGCGGCCACGGCTCAATTGGCAAATTATATGCTGTACCTCTGCATACAAACGTAAGAAATCCTTTTCAATCATCAGAAAACCAGCTTGCCGAACTATTAAAGCGCGTCAATCTTTCAGATGAAGACCTGAGATCGTTGAGGAACCCAGAAGATACCAACGCTGAAGGTACATATCGGATAATTGAGCGTCCAGACGTATTCAAAGCAATACAAGATATGGGTCACGATGCTGCCGAGATGCATGAAAACAACACCAAAAACCTTGTTGTTTTTAAGCCGCAGGGATCGGTAAAAAGTATTTCAAAAACCGCCCTCAATCCAAATAATCGCTATCACCAAGAGTGGCAAAATAGATTTCCTCAAGACTTCAACCAAGGCACCTTCGACCCCACCAATCCCGACATCACCAAAGCAGACGGTGGCGAGATTAAAGGCAAGCCTAGTTTTACCAAAGATAACCCAGGCGGTGAATGGCTTGAGGGTAAGCAGGCAAGGGCTGCCCAATATCCAGACAGAAAGTTTATTGTTGGTCCCACCACGGGCGTCATTGGCAGCAGGTCGGACATGTTCCTGCCCACCCACATCCTAAAAGGCATTGCTGGACTGAATGATGAAGTGCGGACTGCGGGCAATTACAAATACGACAAACTGTTGTCTGACGCGCAGGAGGGTGGATTTGACCACGATCAGAAGGGCAACAAGGTTGTGGTGGCGGTGAACCATTACGGCCAGCCATACCTGCTTGAGGGCAACACACGGGTTGCTGTGGCGCACTCCCTTGGCATCCCAAAGGTCAAAGCCGAGGTCAGATATTGGAACGGCGCTGAGGACGTTGACGGCCCCATGCACCCAGATCAAGTGTTCGGCATGGCATCGGACGACCCTGAAATTGCCAAAGCAGACGGTGGCTCTGTGGGGAAAGAGGCATTCCAGCAGGGCAACCACCCCGATGTTCCTGATGTCTTGTATCACGGTTCCGCGCCAAAGATTGAACGGAAGGGATGGACTGACGAGATCGACCAAGAGGCAACAGACCGCAACATTGTATCGCAAGATTTTCGCGTATTTAGGCCTTCGGAACGGGCCAACTACGGGGACGGCATTTACCTGTCAGATAGCCCCAACGTGGCCAGTGATTATGCCCAAGGCATCCGCGCCGATCAGGCTGATGCCAAGCCGCACGGTCAGGTAATGAAGCTGCACGTCAGCATGAAACAGCCATTTACCGACGAAGCTTTGCAGCATCCCGCTTGGAAGGATTATATCAAAAGTGAAATAAAGAAGTCCTTGTGGTTGAGTCCTCACAACCCGAACAGCATTAAAGAAAGCAGTGATCAACTTATTAAAAAACTGGATGACGGAACAGCAACCGTGCGAGACCTTTTTCTGCGCGATACGCCAGATGGTACGATGGTCAACCAGTTCGGCCAAGACAAAATCCACCAAACGATCCGCAACTCTGGCTATGATGGTATCATCGCCCACCGCCCTGACGGTTCAAAGGAATATGTTGCATTCAAGCCAGAGCAAGTCAAATCGGCCATCGGCAACAACGGTGACTTTGACCCAACCAACCCCGACATCACCAAAGCGGAGGGTGGCCGCGCAGGCTATGCTAATGGTGGCAAGTCTCTTGGCTTGTACTCCAAAGCGGCGCAGATCATCCGAAACCAGTCGCAGGCCAAGGGAAGCGTCGATCAGTTGCTGGCAATGGTGTCAAAGGCTAAGGGCGTCAAGCCTGCAGAACTGACCAACGCTGGACGCCCCGCAGGCGACACCATGTCAAAAGAAGAACTTGCCCAGCACTTCGAGCAGGCACTGCCAGACGTTCAGGTGGAAGAGAGGGGAAAAAAACCACCTCAAGAACTCACCGCAGACGAAGATCGTGAATTTCAAAAACTCAACAGGTTTATTGACAAAGGGTTTGGTCTTGTACCCGCAGATACGGAGAGATGGAAATCACTGTTTCAAAAGGTAAATGGTCTATCAAGTACCAAATATGACCAATATACTTTACCTGGCGGCACAAACTACCGTGAGCATTTGCTGCATTTGCCACCGCAGGAAGGCCCATTGGCCAAACGTAAGAAGGCATTGCAGGACCAGTGGCAGCAGGCTTACGAAAACCAAGCGCCAAAGGAAGAGCTGGACCGATTGGGCGCTGAGTTTGACCGTCTTACTGGCAACAACAATGAAGAAAATCCAGACTTCAAATCATCCCATTGGAACACACCAAACGTACTTGCCCATGTTCGCATGGATGACCGCGACAACGGAAAGACCCTGCACGTTCAAGAAGTACAGTCTGACTGGGGTCAGGAAGGCCGCGAAAATGGCTTTCACGATCCAGAAAATCCATTTGAGGTCATCCACAAAAAAACCAAAGAGGTGGTGTCAAGGCACCCAGATTATAGGTCTATGACGGATGCTTGGCGTGACCACCCAGATCGGGAAAATCTTAATTATGGCGATGTTGGCGACGAAAAGCCACCGCAAGGCCCATATGTCGGCAACACACAGCAGTGGACCGATCTGGCGTTGAAGCATATCCTGACTGAAGCCGCAAAGGGTGGCCACGACCGTGTGGTATTCTCCCCAGGCGAGGCCAATGCTGACATGTATGGGCAGCGCATACCAATATCTGAAGCAAATTTTACAACAAATACAAGGCGTCCTGATGTTTTTGGTCAACTTCACACCACTAGGGTTGGAGGAACAGAAAACAAAAGTATTGACATTGAAGATGAGGCACACCTCAAGAGCCTTTTGGGCAAAAAAGCCGCAAATGCGATTTTGTCGCAACCTCCAAGAAACATGGGCAATAGCAATGTTCAGGTTCGTTCCGTATCAGAACCCGATATGCACCTTGGCGGTCAGGGCATGATAGATTACTACAAAAACTATGCCCACCAAGGCGCGTTGAAGTTGTTGCAGCAACACGACCCGTCTATTAAACCTGAAAGCTACGACCTTCCAGACGATTATAAAGGATTTGGCCTTCCCATGACCGACACCGCCCGCCAGTCAATCCTCAAAAACGGCTTTCAGGCGTTTAAGGATGGCGGCATGGTTGGCAAAGCAAGCGGCGGCGAGATTGATGGAGGCACCCCAATGGACGACAACAACAACGTAACGGACCTGTCAACAGTACGCACCAAGCGGGACATTACGTCGGGCGACCACAGTTATGGCGCTCAGAATATGTTTGCCGACCTGGCAGAAAAGTACGCAGCGTCACAAAAGGCATTTGACATGGCGCACGCCAGTGGCGCGTTTGACAATTTTCAAATGGGCGACATGTTTAAATACAACGGTTTGCCCAATTACGATCCCGAAAAAATTGTAGGATTTACTGTAAAACACGTCAGTTCATCCCCAAACATGACAAAACTGTTCAACAATCATTACCCTGCACTGGAGTTTGAAACACAAGACGCGGACAGAAAGGTCACTACTGTCCCGTTGGAGTGGTTTGAAAACAACCTGCACAAATACGACAAGGTCGGCGGCAAACCAAAACTCGTCAAAGCTGATGGTGGTTCTGTCAACAAAGCCCTCGCCCTTACGCGCGGATTTACCAAGGACGGTAAGTCTGCTATAACTGCCCTCAAGCCCAAGAGGAAATGACATGGATGACATCGTAAAAAAAGCGTTGAGCCTGACATCAAACCCAGTTATCTCCCAAAACTTGGAGCCATACCTTGGTCCTTTTCGGTCGGGAACGCCAGCGTTTGGTCCTGATCACCCTGCGCTTATTCCACAAAGACTGGTCACTGCAAAAAAACTTTTAGATACAAACACCACGGCAAATACTGTTGATCTTGCTGCCTTAAAGTCCACCCCAAAACTCTTTGATCAGCATATTGGAATTGTTCGTGGGTATCCAAATGTTCGAGCGGATGTTGCTAAGAACGCAGATAATGATGCCCTTGCAGAACATTTTATCGACCACTCAACCCAAAATCTTTTGGCCCTGCATGATGCTGTCCCACCTGAAATTCGCAATCGCGGCAAGAAATGGTATGATGGCGCACGGGCAATTACCGATAAGTGGTCAAAAGAATACAACATCCCAGACCACGCCGTGGCTGGCGTTCTCGCCGCCATGTCACCGCAAAAAGACTGGTACCAAAACGTATCTTTGGCGCACCGCGTCATCCATACCATGAGAGGCATGGGGGATAATTTCTATCATGGGTTTACGTTTAGCCCTGAAATGGAAAAAACGCTGCAAGGCATTGAGTCGCTTAACAAGCCAGAATACGCTGGCATTCACAACATGCTCCGAGGAAAGTCTTTAGGCGATCTGGATCGTGAAAACATTCCAGATGACGAAAGAGCCATTGCTAAGTCTATGTGGGTTAGGCTTCACGATCAAACTTATAACTCAAACGAACATAGAATTGTAAATCCAGAGGGTACATTTGGTGACTTTGTAAAAACCAAATCTGGAAAAAATGCAGCGGCTGGGTGGGGTTCTCTAACGGAAATTGCAAAAGCCGTTCAGGCTTTAGACAATGCGCACGATCCTGAAAAACTATCTGAACTTATGGGTGAAAAGCACAAAGTTCGCAACTTTTACAACAACATTTTGCACCCAAACTCGTCAAAGGGCGATGTCACTATTGATACCCATGCCGTTGCGGCGGCTTTAATGCGACCATTATCTGGAAATTCGGTTGAAGTGGCGCACAATTTCGGTTCCTCGCCAGGAAAGGGTATTCCTGGCGCTGGAGGTTCTTCCATTTCTGGTGTTCAGGGAACTTATCCGTTGTACGCCGAGGCATACAGACGCGCCGCAAAAGCGCGAGGCATCCATCCTCGTGAGATGCAGTCCATTACTTGGGAAGCTATCAGAGGTTTGTTTCCTGATACTTTCAAAACAGCAAAAAACGCAAAGGATATTGATGATGTTTGGTCCAGATACCGCAAAGGGGAGATCAGTCAAGATGAAGCCAGAAATCAAGTCGTCAAAAAAGCAGGCGGCATCCGCCCCCCAACGTGGTTTACAGGAGGCGCTAGTCAGCCTCATGCGGCGAACGGGGGTGCCATTGACCAGAGAAGCATTCCTAGACCTAGAGTTCCACGGGAAACCTCCAGAGCATCTTACGGTCGAGCAGGAAATGGAACTTCCAGCCCAGTTTCGCCGCAATCGGTAAGCAACAACATTGATCGTGCATTGTCCCTGACTTCGGTATACAATGCAAAGCACAAACGGGACGCCGTGTAACCTCAGAGGATCGCAAAATGGATTTCAAATCGCTGCGCGCAGCAAAAAACAAAAAGGCCCAGAGCCTTATTGACAGTTCAAGCGGGGGCAAGGTTGACGCCTCGACGTTCACCCCAGCGGAACCGTTGAATGCAGACGTAAAGACGGGTATGCGCCCGATCTCGCGCCGTGCATTTAAGGTCGGCGGCAAGGTTGAGGGCGCTGAGGCCATGACCCACGCTGGCCGCACGCCACGCAAGTCTGGCGGCAAGACAGAGTATGCAAATGCATTGGTCAACCGCAACGTCAAGGACGCCAACGAAGAGCGCGAAGGCATCAAGCACGTCGGCGGGTTTGCTCGTGGTGGAAGCGCGATGAAAAAGGCCGCTGAACGCGATGTTGGCGAGATGATGGCTGAAGAAGAAATGCCGTCCTACAAGGCAAAGAAGATTGGCCGTAAAGCCATGAAGGACACGCCAACAGCCGACATTCGCAAGAAGATGGGCGATGACCGCAGCATGGAGCGCGGCGCATTTATGCCTTCCATGAATGACGATCCATACAAGCGCGGTGGCAAGGCTGAAGGTTCTGCTAAAGACATGATGGAAGACAAGAAGATGGCTGCCAAGCACGGCATGACCATGAAGGAATGGGAAGCTTCCAGCGCCGACAAAAAGCATGACATGCCATCCAAAAAGATGAGCGGCGGCAGCATGGGTTACGCTGCTGGCGGAAAAATGAAAATGGTTGAAAAAGACGGGAAGAAGGTTCCTTTCTTTGCCGCTGACGGTGTTGGCAAGATGAATGCTGGCGGTCGCACGGGCAAGATGGGCGGCGGCAGCATGGGCATGGGTGGCGGCGGTATGGGCATGGGTATGCAAAACCCAATGATGCCAATGGCACCTGGCTACAAAAAGGGCGGCAAAGCCATGCACCACAAAGATTGCATGTGCAAAGCCTGTGGTGGGTCGGCTGGCATGAAAGATGGTGGCGGTCTGTATGCCAACATCAACGCCAAACGTGAGCGCATTGAAAACGGCTCCAAGGAAAAGATGCGCAAAGTAGGCTCCAAGGGTGCGCCAACTGCTGATGCGTTCAAAGAATCCGCCAAGACTGCCGAGAAAAAAGACGGCGGCAAAGCCATGCACCACAAGGATTGCATGTGCAAAGCTTGCGGTGGCGCTGCAATGTCGCAAGATGGTGGCCGCACGGCACGCGCCACTGGCGGCAAGGTCGGCAAGAGCAACATCAGCATCAACATCTTCCCGCACAACGCCGAGAAGCCTGGCGCTATGCCCGTGTCACCCGCTGGTATGCCACCCATGGGCGCTCCACCAGTGATGCGTCCGCCGATGCCAATGCCTGCTCCAATGCCGTCTGCGCCACCGCCTGCGCACATGTCGCTGCCACCAGGGTTGATGTCTGCCATGTCTGGCGCTGCTGGCGCTGGTCCTATGCCACCCGCTGGTGGCGCGCCAATGCCCCCAATGATGGGCCGCAAGGCTGGCGGCAAAGTGGTATATCCGATCACTGGTGGCGCTGGTGGCGGTAAGGCACGCAAGGAAAAGGTCGAAGCTTACGGCGAGAAGATGAACAAAGACCTCAAGAAATAAGCTGCACCTCCCACAGCTTACGGGGGCCAGATAAATACTGGCCCCCACCCAAATAAATTAGGATTACATATGATCACGACCATCAGCACCGCGTTTGAGCGCGAACTCATCAAACTTATCATGGAACGCAGGGCGGACATCGTCGGCAACATGGTTGGTGGCCTTGCTATAAAGACCATTGAAGAATATCGTGAGGCGGTCGGAAAGGTTTCCGCTCTCGATGAGGTTATCTCTTTATGCGAAGAGGTATCCACTACTATTAACAAGACCATGTAAGGATTAGACATGCCACATATGCCCATGAGCCATGAAGAAGACCCCAAACAAAAGCTGCTCGATCAGCTTGGTGACATCTCCAAAATTGAACTTTTCCACAATCAAGTGCTTTTGGCCGTGTATCTTCGGCCAGAAAAAACAAAATCAGGGCTGATCTTGACGGCGGATCACCTTGACGAAGACAAATATCAGTCCAAAGTTGGCCTTTTGGTTAAGCGTGGGCCGCTTGCATTTGAGCAAGATGGTAATTGGTTCACGGGAATGACGTTCCAAGATCACGAGTGGCTGATTTTCCGCCCGTCTGACGGATGGTCAATCACAGTCAACGGCGTTTTGTGCCGTATTTTTGATGATATCAGCATCAAAGGCCGCGCCCCCCACCCAGATTCTGTTTATTAAAGGTGAAAAGACATGGATGAAGAAGAAATCGAGATCATTGTTGACGATGCGCCCGAAACTGAGGTTGAGGAAACGCTAGTCCCCGACCTTCAGGAGTCAATTTCTGAACTAAGGCGGCAAATCACCGCCGAGCGCGAAGCCCGCGTTGCTGCGGAGCGGCGTGCGCATGCCGCAAACAGCGAAAAAGACGACACTGAAATCCAATTGGTGTCCAGCGCCATTGACAGCGTGATGCGTGACAATGAAATCTTGAAAAGCAACCTGAAAATTGCCATGCACAATCAGGATTACGATGGCGTGGCTGAGATTCAGCAGTTGATGGGCGAAAAAGCTGCTCAATTGCAACAGCTTCGCAACGGTCTGGATGCTATGAACTCCAAACCCAAGACGCCAGAGCCTAAATACGTCCCCGCAGACCCCGTTGAGGCGTTTGCGTCACGTCTGTCGGCAACATCTGCCGACTGGGTCCGCAGGAATCCACAATTTGTCACTGACCCGCGCCTAAATCGCAAGATGATCCGCGCACATGAAGACGCGGTTGACGATGGTATATCCGTAGACACCCCCGCGTACTTTGCGGCCATTGAGGCAAAGCTGGGCGTGTCAAAGCAGACAAACGACACGGGCGACCAGTATGCCGCCAGGGTCACACAGCGCCGCGATGCGGCACCTGCGGCTGCCCCTGTGAGTCGTGGCACCAGCAATGGCAACAGGAATGCTGTGAGGCTGTCTGCGGCGGAGCGAGAGGCCGCGTCTGACATGGGCATGGACGAAAAGGACTACGCCAAGCACAAGATTGCACTTATGAAGGAAGGTAAAATCAGATGAGCGATGATGAATTTCAAAAAGCTGCAAAGCTTGTACGCCCAAGCGTGAGGCCAGATATGGTGACCAAGGAAAAGCCACGGGATGCTGCAAAGCGTGCGGCTGAACTTCAAAACCACAGCGACACAGACAGCGGGAGCGACGAGTTCTTTGTTGAACCTGGCATCATCCCAGATAAGTGGTCATACGAGTGGAAAATGTGGACAGTCCTTGGCGCTGAAGACCCCGCACACCAAGTTGCTCTGGCCCGCAAGGGCTGGGAGATCGTGCCAGCGTCCCGACACCCTGAGATGATGCCACTGGGCTACACGGGTGGCATGATCCTTCGCAAAGGCATGGTCCTGATGGAGCGCCCACTGGTGATCACGGAAGAGGCACGCGCCATTGAGAACCGCCGCGCACGCCTTCAGGTCCGCGCCAAGGAAGAGCAACTTTCAGCCACCAAGCCAGGTGAGTTTGAACGCTCCAACAAGGGCAACGAGATGACGAAGATCAAGAAGGGGTATGAAGCCATGCCCATTCCAGAGTGATAATATTTGAATGGGGCGGCTTATGTCGCCCCCTTTACTTATATCAAAAATAGATATATGGTGTTTTCATCCATCCCCTCGGCGGGGAGGCCCAATAAACCTTTGGTCCTAAATCGCCTCGGTGCGCGAAATAGACCTCCTGTAAAGGAGATTTCCGCATGGCGAATACATTTGCGCCAAACGGCTTTGCCCAGTACTCAGGTACTGGTTCGGCTCCGACCTATGAGCAGACATGCGCTGCCATTGCGTCAACCAATACGACACCAATTTTCTTCAATGACCCTGTAATGCAGGCTACCAACGCTACTGGCGTGGGTACTGGCTACATCGCGCAGGCCGTCAGCCCCGTCACCTTGACCGTGTCTGCAACTGGTATTGCCACCGTCGCCACTGGCGCGATGACGATTACCTACACCGCGATTGCAAGTTCAACCGCCAACATCCCAACCTTTGCCTCAACAAACTACGCGCCCCCAGTGGGTTCAACGATTGTTGTGACTAACGCAACTGGCGTCCCGAACGGTGCCTTCACGGTCATCTCGTCCACCTCGACGACCGCTGTTGTCCAAAGCACCACCACTACCGCTGCAACCTCGGCAACCTCGACCCCTGTGGTCACGGTCTACGTTCCTGTCGCTGGCGTGTTTGCTGGCTGCAAGTATTTGTCCACGGCTCAAAAGCGCACCGTGTGGTCGAACTACTGGCCAGGCTCCGACACCGCAAACGATGTTGAAGCATACGTCATCACCGATCCAAACGCTCGTTTCTCGGTGCAAACTGGCAACTCAAACACCACCGCAACCGCTGTTGGTCAAGCTAACGTTGGCGAGAACATCGGCTTTGCGTGGAATGACAGCACCACAACGAGCGAAACAAACGGCACTACCGCTACGGGATTGTCCGACTTCTTTGCTGACCAGTTTACGCTGTCCTCGGCTGGCGTGACGGGTGCAAACTCGTTCCTGCCGTTCCGCATCATCGCAATCCAGAACTACCTGCCAGGCCAATCTTCGCCACTGTCGGGTATCAATGGCAACGATGCAACCGCTGGCTACAACAAGATCGTAGTCGGATTTAACAACGCGATGCCTCGCAACTTCGCTGGCATGTAAGGAGATAGGAAATGGCTGTAAATCTATCAGCAATCAAAGACCTTCTTCTGCCAGGCTTGCGTGGCATTGAAGGCAAGTACGAGATGATCCCATCTCAGTACGACAAAATCTTTACGAAGCACAACTCCAAGATGGCGCTTGAACGCACCGCAGAAATGCGTTTCTTAGGTTTTGCACAGTTGAAGACTGAAGGCGGTCAAACGTCCTTCGACAACGGTGCGGGTGAGCGTTTCATCTACAACCAAGAACACACGGAAATCGGCTTGGGCTACGCGATTACTCGCAAAGCCATTGACGACAACCTGTACAAAACACAATTTGCTCCGTCGAACCTCGGCCTGGTGGAATCGTTCCAACAGACCAAGGAAATCTACGGCGCAAACATCCTGAACACCGCTACGACTTACAACAGTTCTATCGGCGGTGACGGCGTGGCTCTAATTTCGACCGCACACCCAATCGACGGTGGCACGGTTGCAAACAAACCCACGACCGATGTGGAACTGAACGAGGCAACCCTGCTAAACGGCATGATTGCAATTCGTACCAACTTCCGCGATCAGGCTGGCCTGAAGGTCTTCGCCCGTGGCCGCAAGCTGGTTGTTCCGCCACAGTTGGAGCCAGTTGCAATTCGTCTGTTGAAGACCGAACTGCGTCCAGGCACTGCAGACAACGATGTCAACGCAATCATGTCCACCGCTGGTGGCCTGCCAGAGGGTTATATGGTCAACGACTATCTGACCTCAACTGGTGCATGGTTCTTGCTGACCAACATCGACGGCCTGTCGTATATGGAGCGTGTGAAGTTTGAAAGCGACATGCAAGTGGATTTCGTGACGGATAACTTGCTGGTAAAAGGCTATGAGCGGTATTCTTTTGGATACTACAACTGGCGCTCGATCTTCGGCTCGTTCCCAACCTAAGCCAAAGTTTAAGGGGGCTTCGGCCCCCTTTTTCCCTTTCTGGGTCTAATTGCCACCCTGACCGCGCCCAGCGGACTTTGCACAGACAGAGTGGCCTATTGTGCAAAGGAACCCGACATGGGTAAGACTACATTCACTGGCCCGATTCGCGCGGGCAATATTCTGAACACCGCTGGCACCACCCTCGGCCAA